GGTGGATCAAAACTTGGAAGTGGGGTTAGTGGAACAAATGCAACGTCAGGAACCAATGGCTGTGCTAACACCGGCGGCGGAGGCGGAGGCGGAGGTGCTTACCAAAGTAGTCCATGTACAAAATTTGCAGGCGGAAACGGCGGCAAAGGTGTAGTCATTGTAAGTTGGAGCGACTCTTATTCACCAGCTACCTCCGTTACAGGAAGTCCTACATATACTCACAATACATCCGCACATCTTCATGTTTATCAATTTAATGCCAGCGGATCTTTTAAAATTTGATTATCCAAGCATTTATCAATTCAGTCATACATAAATAAAAATTAGTTAAATACAAGTACTATGAGCTTCCCAACTTCCCCAACTAACGGTCAAATTGCAACACTGAGCAATGGAATTACTTATTCCTATACCAGTGCAACTAACTATTGGGCTAGACTTGCTGGTGGAGTCTCAGCACCCCCATCCTTTAAGAATAGATTGATCAACGGTGCAATGACATTTGCACAAAGAGGTAGCTCACCTGTGAGTAATCAGGTAGCAAGTTCAACTTTAAAATATAATACACTAGATCGCTGGGGTTATTGGGCTAATGCTTTGGGATATTTTTATCTAGAACAGAGCACGGCAAGTGTTCCAACAGGTTATACCAATAGTGCATTGATCACATCGGGATCTGCAACAACAGTATCTTCGGGAGTCTATGCAACTTTCAGCCAACGTATAGAAGGTTATAATGTTGCTGATCTAGCATGGGGAACTAGTTCTGCACAATCGGTATCGGTATCATTCTGGGTAAACTGTTCACTGACAGGAACATTCAGCGGGTATGTATCTAACAGTGGCAATACCTATAGTTATCCATTTACATTTACTATATCAGCGGCAAATACATGGGTACAAATTACACGGACAATTCCGGGACCAACAACAGGATCGTGGAATAATACCACCGGAATTGGTATAGAATTTGGCATTACATTAGCCGCAGGATCAACTTACCAAGATACTGCTAATGCATGGACTACAAAAAGTTTTGCTATAGGTTCTGCTGGTTCAACTAATTTATTAGCCACCAATGGTGCCACAATGTATATCAGTGGTGTACAACTAGAAGCAGGTTCTGCGGCTACAACTTTTGACTATAGAGATTATACTAGAGAGTTACAGTTGTGTCAACGATACTATGAGATGTCATACGATGTTACAACACCACCTGGTACAGCTACAGATGTCGGTATGACAATACAACGAGGTACAACCCAAGGGGGAGGAGTTTTGGGATCTACAGTGAATTTTAAAGTTACTAAAAGAGGTACACCGTCTCTTTCTTTTTGGAATACCAGTGGCGGTACCGGATGGTCTGGTACTTATTCAGGAGGCGGACTTACACTTACTCCTAGTCCAACAGGAGTTGGACAAAACGGATTTTATCAAAATACAGCTTCTGGTATAGGTGCTTGGACAAACGCAGAAATTTATGGTCAATGGACGGCATCATCGGAGTTATAAAAATGTATCAATTAGTAAAAAATTTAATTACAAACAACATTGAAATGGTTAAAAAGCTGGAAGACAATCTTTATATTCCTTTTGCATTAGATAATACTGACTATATTGTTTTCAAACGTGATGTATCTAACAGTGTAGATATCAATGATTCTAACGGCACACCGTTGACCAATCAACAGAAGCGTGATCTCTACGCTACGCTACCTTAATCTATTAAGTCTAATAGTAATTCTAGTTTAGCACGAACAGCACGATTGTTAAAACTGTTCTTTACACCCTGGTGCAAGGGTTTAGGCCATTGATCAAATCCAGTCCAAGCATAGCCACTGTGTTCCTCATTTAGTGTAGGAATAAATTCACGATCAATCATCAACACATAGGTGTTGTATTGAAAGTTTTGATCATTACTAGTGAATAACTCTAAGGGAATAATCTTTTTTATCTTAGGCGTAGCACCTACTTCTTCTTGTATCTCACGACTCAGTGCTTCAAAGGCTGTGGCATCCGTAGGCTCTTTACGACCACCAACTAGCCCCCAAGTGCCAGCAGTTTTGCCCTGTGTTCGTAACAAGAACAAAAATCTGCGAGTATCTCGAGCCAGGAATAAACCTCCACTGCAAATGATTTGTTGAGTTGATGTTGTTTCAGCGTTCATTGTTTATCATAACACAAGACGCCATCCTAATGCTGGGTAGATGCCTTCAAAGCTCTTCGACCACTGATGTCCGTCCCACTTGTATTGTATACCTGTATATGAATTAGTTATGTAATGAACTTCAACCACATCAGCAGAATTGAATATTATATTCCACTTAACTCCATCCCACTGTATAATGTCGTTGGCCGATGCTTGAAAGTCACTTTGATCAGCATTTTTCCATGCCACAGGGCCACTATAACCAGGTTGACCATATTCTGATACAACATTGATATTTTCTAATATTAGATATGTAACATTAGTCACTGGTGTTCCTGGAGCAAATGTCTCAGGATTTATAATTGCATCTACAGTACCTAAGGGACGGTTCAGTAGGGCATTATTAGCAGGAATAGTATCAGTGTCAAATGTCAGTAACATTCTACGCTCATCATAAGGATCTAAGCTAATGTAAGCAACAATTTCGTTACCGTTGGGCTTAGACAATCTCAACTGACTGATATTTGCACGGAATTGACCAGGATATAAATCTAATAGTTTACGCCACGATACTGTATTGCCAGGCATCGTTGTATCACTTGAGGCTGTGTCTATTTCATTGGTCAACAAACCAGCCACACCATCTAATACCATTAATTCAAAATTGCCAGGTGTAACTACTACAGTTTCAACTAGATTACCTAATCCAGGATAAACAGCATTAGGATCATCGTAGTCAGTTATGATAGTGCCTTGTTGATCAGCAAAAACATTAGCAATAATTTTAGTAATAACACCCATCTTCATAACTTTAGCAGGAGGAGTGATCCATATAGGTGTTGTAAATGTCATATTCATTATATCAATATTTTGATCTACACCTTGGGGTATCTGACGACTAGTCCAACTTGTACTTTCTAATTGTAATACAGTTAAGCTAGTCCAGTCTATAAAGTTATCAGTAGTTTGAAGTTCTAGACTAGGATTAAACAAATACGCAATCTGTTCAAATATCTGCAACTTTTGTTCAGTATTAGTAGTCCATAAGTCTGCTACAAATGTTAATTTGTATGGACTTGGCATAATACGCTCTACAGTATATCCCAGTCCTTGAGTGTTCAAGTATTGACCTGTTGTTTCATCAAATTCGCGCTCACGAATTTGTACCTTACTGACAAATGTAGGATCTTGTAGTCGACTTTGGTCATAGTCTAGTCCTTTGATATAGCAAGCAATGAATGGTGCAGTAGGCATTACATTCTCTGAATTCTTTTTCAACAATGCACTGGCCTGACGACTAGGATCACCATACATTACTGGTATTTGACTTAACTTACCTGAGCTATCTTTCCAAGAAAAATTACTCATTAATCTCATGTACTGGGTTAGATATCGGCGTACTTGCCCCGAATAAAAATGATCCATTTTAGTTGTCCGCCTTGGGTTTTAATGCTGTATTCAATGCTTGTTTCTCTACAACAAGTTTTCCATTGATAGTAGCAGTTGTAGTATTGTTGATGAAACTGGTCTTCTGTGTTTGTCGTATCTGTGAGCCAAAGAAAGTTCCAGTACTAACATCCTGTGCACCAAACTGATTCATAGTCATGCGTACATTTTGTTCAGTCATAATCCATTTGCCGCCATCAAATCTGTACAAGACATTAGGAAGATAATCAACTCTCAAATAATATTGACCTATGCTAGGATCTGTAGGAAATTGTGTGCCTGATCCAAAGGCCGCACCATTTTTAGGTATAGTATTACCTGATGCATATCCTACATAAACTTGACCATTAGGAGTATTTAGAATCATGCTGGCATCCATGGTATCTATACTGGCATCATCTGTGACATCACTAGTAGGTGCATAACTTACTAGGCCTGTACTCGAACTTATGGGTATGACAAAAAACTGATTAGTATCATACCCGCTAACAGGTGCGTCTAATGCAGCCTGTGTAATAATCTGATCATTGATTTGTATACTTTGATTGTAAGTACTGAGTAAATCTTTTAGTGTAGTTCCGTCACCATTGCCTGCATCTTGTGCAAATATTTGACTGAATTCTTGACTGTCAATCAACGGTACACACTTGGCGCGAACTAAATGAGGATACCATGTTTGACTAAAACCATTGGCAGGACGAGTAACATCCTGCACAACATAAAATCTTTTAAGAGCAACAAAATTGTTGTCTAGAGCATATTCATCTTTTAAGTGAGGTAATTCTAGCACATCGCCAGGCATGATTTTACGCCCCAGCGTATCCACACAGTTGCGTAAATGAAAATGCATTAATACAGTATCATTCTGTAAAAATAATCCAAACTGACTTAAATTAAAATCTAAATCAGCCATTGTATAGATACCACGAATTGTGTACACATCTGGTTCATAGTTGCGATCACGGTTTTCCATGAACAGCACATCTTGTATACCTAGTTCTGGAATAGGATTAGCACTGGTATTGGGAGTTGTAGGAGTAGATTCTCCATCTGTCGGAGCCACTGGGCCAAGATACTTATGGATAAAAATATCAGTACCACCAACCTGAAACTGTTCATTGATCACTCGATCAATAAAACGGAAGTCCGGCCCTTTTTCCGGTTTATAAAGTGATAATCTTGGGATTTTAGTTCTCCTGGTTAGTGTTATTTATCGCTAAATATTCATATGATAGACAATGATCCAGCCCTAAATCAATACCAGGAAGTCATAGACTATATCAAAGCCATGCTGGGATCCGGCATGATAGATATAGAATTAGACCCAATACACTACAATACCGCAATCGGTCGTGCCCTGGCAAAATTCCGCCAACGTAGTAGCAATAGTGTTGAAGAAAGTTTTGGATTTTTAACTATTCAGGTTGATGTCACAGACTATTACATGCCTAAAGAAGTAATGAGTATACGTCAATTGTTCCGTAGAAGTATTGGTTCAAGATCCGGTGGCGGTGCTGGGGGTACATTGTTTGAACCATTTAACCTAGCCTATAGTAATACATATTTGCTTGCATCAACAAACATGGGTGGCCTAGCTACTTATTATGCCTTTGCTGGATACCAAAAACAGGTCGGTAAAATGTTTGGTAGCGATATAAATTTTACTTTTAATCCTACTACAAAATTGCTGACTATTATGCAACGTCCCCGTGCTGAGGAAGAGCTATTGGTTTGGATGAGTAACTATCGTCCAGATTTTAATTTGTTACAAGATCCTTATGCACAACAGTGGTTGCGTGATTATGCACTTGCAACCTGTAAGATTATGCTAGGTGAGGCTCGCGAAAAATTTGCGACAATCACAAGTCCCCAGGGAGGCACACAATTGAACGGTGCCGCACTCAAAGCTGAAGGCAAAGCTGAAATTGAAATGCTAGAGCAAGACTTAATCAACTACAAAGATGGCGGTTCGCCCCTGACCTGGATCACCGGCTAAATTGGTTAATAAAATATTGACATCATAATCTAATTGTAATAAATTATAGTATCAAGGAGACGCTATGATTGTAGGTGTGTGTGGTTTTATTGGTTCGGGAAAGGACACTATTGCAGATTATTTGACAAATTTTCATGGATTTCGCAGAGAATCTTTTGCCAATAGTCTTAAAGATGCAGTAGCACAAGTGTTTGGTTGGGACCGAACTATGCTAGAGGGCCGTACAAAACAAGCCCGTGAATGGCGCGAACAACGAGATGAATGGTGGAGTCAACGCCTTGGTATGGACATAACACCTCGCTGGATCCTGCAATTTTGGGGTACAGAAGTTTGTCGAAAAGCATTTCATAATGATATTTGGATTGCTTCATTAGAGAATAAATTACGCAACTCGAAGGATGACATAGTTATCAGTGATTGCCGTTTTCCTAATGAAATTAAATCAATCAAAGATGCAGGCGGTATTGTAATTCGTGTTGTTCGTGGACCGGAACCTGAATGGTATGATGCGGCTATTAGTACTAACCGTGGTCCCGATGGTAATACAACCTGGGCATTGAGCCGAGCAAAATTAGAAAGATTAAAAATACACGCCAGCGAAACAGCATGGGTAGGTACAGAGTTTGATCATGTATTAGACAATAACGGTACCATTGACGATTTGTTTATACAGATCAAAGATATATTACCATCTGCTGATTTGCCATTAAGTGCAAAACTTGCTTTAGATTTAATTTAGAAGTCAGGGCGCAAATCTCCTTGTCGCCACTTAACTCCTTCTTTGTGTAGTATGCGTTGACAGTTAGCACAAACTGTCTTTAAATTTGTAACTCTGTTATTGGTTAAGTTTCCGTCAACATAAAAAACATTAAACTGTTCTTCATGTCTAGAAGCATAACTACATTTTTCACAAACTGATTTTTTCTTATAACCATATAAGGCCCATAGCGGCCTTGATTCTTGATGTCCGCGAGCACAATGATCACATTTTGATCTATAGAACGCCTGACCTTCTTTGTAATAATTTATGGCCACAGGTCTTTGACCGCATTGTTTACATAGATTACGCATGTGCCCTTTTATGCCCTTTTTATATCATGATATTTATGGATTTTTTTTGGATCCGCGACTAAATAAAACAAAGTAATCCACTAAGGAGTTTTTAAAATGACAACATTACAATCACCAGGCGTAAGCGTAACAGTAGTAGACGAAAGTTTCTATAACCCTGCGGCACCTGGAACAGTTCCAATGGTATTTGTAGCAACAGCACAAGATAAGGCAAATGCCAGCGGCACAGGTACAGCACAAGGAACAACATCAGCCAATGCTGGCACAGTCTGGGTCATTACCAGCCAACGAGATTTAACTGATACATTTGGTACTCC